CCAATTATTTGGAGGTGCTAACACAGGTGGCACCATGAGTGCAGGAGGTAGCTCTAGTGAGTCAGGCAATATGACTGTAACAGCTATAGTATCAGAGACTCAAGTAACATCCACTCAACAGAAAATAAACCGTATAAATAAATCAGCAGAACTATGAACAGTCTACAAGCCATAACAAACCACATCATTTCTTTTTACACAGCTCACAAACAAGTATTTAAAGTGGGTAGTGACTTCAAAGAACAGCTCTATAACTTTGCTACTCAAAATGAGAAGTATCCCCTGGTGTATATTGTACCTAGTGGAGTGGTGCCTACAGAAAATACTACAGAGTTTAATTTTGATATATACTGCTATGATATCATACAAAAAGATAGAGCTAACATCATCACTATTTTAAGTGATACGCAACAGATCCTTAGTGATTTGAATGTATACTTTAATGATAGTAATGACTTTAGTTTTGATGTGGTAGGAGTGCCTACTTTTCAACCCCTAAATAATGATTTACTAGATTACGCTGCAGGGTATCAGATGAGTATCACTCTTACAGTAAATGATTGGACTGATTGTGCAGTGCCAATATAAACAAATCACTTTAATAATATAATATAGTTATGGGATGGTGGGGAAATTGGAGGCAAACAGCTCCAGCACATATAGGTAATTTACAGGCAACAGATCTGCTAGACTGCACTTCTATTATTGGAGGTATGCCTGTCAATAATACTATTACAGGTGCTCAAATTATAGCAGGTGCCAGTGGTGGTAGTGCAACTTGGGGAGCTATCACAGGAACGCTATCTACTCAGACTGATTTGCAGACTGCATTAAATGATAAGCAGAATAAGACTGTACTACAGTCTATTTCAAGTACAACTATAGTAACTAATAATACTAGTGAGGTAAATATAATATCAGTAGCCATACCTACCACAATAGCTTATTCTATGCTACGCTGTTCGTTTATAGTAAGAGCAGTTACATTAGGAGGAGGTGCTCCTAGAACTAGAATAAGGATGAGTACATTTCCTAACCCTACCAATGCTCAATTAATTGTTGCCACTCAATTAGCTACTAATGCAATAGGCAGTTTAGGTATGGTATCCATCTATAGAACTATGCCAGTAATAGGAGGTGTATCAGGAACTATAAAAGCTCTTGCTATGACTTCTAATGCTAATGCAGATTACGGACAGTCAGCAGCCTTTGATTTAGTCTCTAAAGACTTTACTACTCAGCAGTACTTACATTTCACAATACAGAATACTACACTAACAGCAAACACTCAAAGCTATGGGGTGCTAGTAGAAAATTTATAAAAGATGGCATACGCAAAAGATGGTATATTCAATGTGCTCTATCCTACTCGTAGGAGGATGGCTACTGTATTGAAAAGAATTGTAAGAGATGATATTAGTAATCCTACAGGTAGTACTCTAGTAGATAGTATACGTATCAATGCCAGGATAGTAAACATGGAGAGATTAGAAATAGAGATAATAGCCATGTATTATTTTATCTTTTTAAACAATGGAGTGCCTCAGACTTCTAATGCTTATGGCCCTAATGGTGGTAGCATAGGTCCTAGAGAATTTGTAGATCAGTTTACTAAAGAGATGGCCAGCTCAGGTATTACAGGTGAGATATATAATCAGTACTTTGAATGGCTTACTAAGACTTATCCTATGAATCAATGGGAGCGTGTAATAAAAGATAATCAAAAGTTAGTGTATACCTTCTATGCCTTAGCTCCTCCTGCTGACTTCATACAGGGAGTACCTTTAAATGTCTAGCTCTTTTTTCATACCCATCATATTAAATACGTAGGTAAGGGGTAGAGATCCTATCTTATCAGACTTAGTAAGATCATTATTACACAGGCCGTATATCATACGCTCCCAGCTCCACTTACTATCTTTCTTAGTATCCTCCTCCTCTTTCAACTCCTCAGGTGTGAGCTGTGATTTCTCTTCTGCTGTTAGCTCAGGTAACTCCTCACCTTGAAATAAGTTTTGGTAAATGGTAAGAAAATTCTCTCTAAACTTTAGGAACTCATTTATAATACCATACACATCTGTAATAGGTAGATCTAAGAACTTATCTGCTCTGATAGTACAGTCATACTCATACGGTTCTATTATCTCCTCACCCCACTCATTTAGTTTACTTTGCCTGTACAGCACCCCACATATATTAGCAAGGTTCTTAATGTAGTTATGGGTAAAGTAATAGTCTAGATCTATGTACTCATATAGGCATAGCTTATTAAAGGGCTTAACCTTCATACCTAAGAGCTCTGACTTGTATTTATTGGATGGCTGTGATAAGGCCCATTTGCACTGGTCCACATAAGCATTAAGCTCATCTATATCAAGGTCCTCAATATCCTCAATAGGCTCATCACAAATGATAGATAGTATCTCACTATTATAGTGGTAGGCACCCTGCTCTTTATCTATCTCAGCAATTTCTATAAACTGCTCAAGACTTACCTCACTCCACTGCTTCGGTAGGTACATGCTCTATAGTTTCTGCAGGCACATCCTCTACTTGCTTTTTAATTTTGTTAGCAACAAACATAATGTAAGGAATGCATAACTCTGCTTTCAATTTTCTGATTAGCTTAGACTTTAACTTAAGATGTGCTTCTGCATAGTGCTCTGCATTAGTAAGGTGATCTGCTTTAAACATTACAGCCATCATATCTGATATGTATCCCTTCTGTTTGTGGATGGCTATCTTTTCTATTAGCTTAGTTTCTCTTACTGTTAGCTTAAGCTCTGCAGTATATGTAAAGCCATCTAGCTCTAGGGTAGCAACAGGCTCACTTTGTGCCATTGGATCCTGAGCAGAATTGAACTCTTTAACAATATCAATAAAATCTGCTATATCAAAGTCAAAAAATTCCTTCTCAGGGATGCCTAAGAACTCAAAGATTTGCAGGTGCCTGTCTACAGGATCTATCTCTTTGTTATTGTTAATATCTGTAATTGCTTCAAACTGCTCAATAGTCAGCTCTTCAATTCTGTTAGGGATCTCCCTTCCTAAAATAGTTACCATAGTTAATTTTTTTACAAATATATGAATAATTATAATATAGGTATGGCTAAAGATAATTTACCTATTTACAAAATTACAATAGATCCTGAATACGCTGAAAATGGTGAGGATCTAGGTATAGAACAAATTGCTTTTACATCTAACCCTGCTATCAAAGTAATGGGTATGGCTTTCAATTCACAGGCTAAGCTTATGGTGTTTAAGGATGATGTAAAATATCGTATTGTAGCACCTGCTCTTATTCCTATGGAGATCTATAGAAAGGATGATGAGGATGGTAAAGAGTACTATGTTAAGTTTACTAAGGAGGAGATAGAGAAAATTCATTCTAAGTTTATGCGTGATATGTCTAATAAGGATCTGTTCAATTTAGAGCATGATACTACTGAGACTGTGCCAGCATATATTTTGGAAGCATGGATAGTAGACAACCCTCTTAAAGATAAGGCTTATTCTAGCTTTGGTATAGAAGTACCTACAGGTACACTAATGGTAACAGCTCAGGTAACTGATGTAGAGTACTATAACCATTTAGTAGATAATGACCAGGTAGGCTTTTCAATAGAAGGTTATTTAGGCATGAAATTAAAAGAGGTAACACAATTAAAAACAGATATAAACATGAACAAATTACCAGACGGAGCACACACGATTGACGGTAAAATCTATGTCGTAGTAGACGGAGAGATTACTGAGATACGTGATGCAGAAGTGGTTGAGGCCACACTAGCAGATACAGTAGTAGAAGAGGAGGAAGTAGTAGAAGAGGAAACTATGGCTGTAGATCCTGCTTTAGATGCTGAGGCAATACTAGAGATAGTACGCCCATTAATTACTGAGCAAGTAGATGCACTTGTGGCTATGATAGCTGATTTAAAAAATCAATTTGAAGAGTCTATGCTTACTGATACAGAAGAGGAGATCATGGAGGAGGCTGTGGCTTTGAGTGCACAGCAAAAATTAAGTATGTTTAATAAATTTAACACAAACAAATAAAAAACAAAATGAGAAAACTAAGATTTGATTTAACAATTGACCCGAGTGCAGCTCTTGCACCAAACGCTGATGCATTTTATGCACAGGCTTACCTAGGAGGTAGTGAGATAGTGGATAACTTTCGTACTTTACCTGGTATTAAATACAAGACAAAATTAGGAACTGTTACTTTTGGTACAGGCTTACTAGCTGCATCCCCTTGTAACTTCCCTAACTTAAACGTAGATGATTTAAGCTCAGTAGAAATTGACGTATGTGCTCTTTCAGCTATGGCTCAAGTTTGTCAATTTGACTTAGAGCAGTCTTTTGTATCTTTACAAATGGCAGCAGGTTCTAATGGTGATTTCACTGTAGCTAACTTCTTTAACTTTTACTGGTCTGAAATGGCAAGCGCTATTGCAGGACAAATTGAGTCTTTAAGATGGCAAGGTGATACACATTTAGCTCCTATTAACCCACTTAGTTTATGTGATGGATATGAGGTTAAACTTGCAGCATCTGCTGGTGTTATCCCTTACGCTATGACAGTTGGACCTACTTTTGCACAAATGTTAGGTGATTTACAGGCTGCTTTTGCTTTGGTTCCTGCAGTTATTGCATCACGTACTGCTGATTTACGTATCTACTTACCAACACAATTAGTTAATATCTACCGTTTAGGTGTAGCTTCAGGTAACACTAATGCATACATC